GAGAGAATGGCCCGTTTTTGGGGACGACCTGCTTGCCGTGGAGAATGCGCTCTGACGGCGTTCGTTCACCGATGGCCATCAACGTGGACTTTACCAGAGGGACGATTCGCCCACGCATGGGTGCTGCGGTCTTTTACAAGAACCCCGATAGCGACAACATGCGAGTGCTGGGACTGTCCGGGTACAGAAAGAACGACGGTGAATCCCTGGTGCTTGCAGTTGTTATGATGGAGACCGCAATCGGCGGGTCCGCATTCCCATGGCAGCTAGAGTTCCAAGTGTTCAACATGAACGGGTCTTTGTTGTCTTCTGTCAGGCTCGACCAGTATCCATTCGCTGAAACCCCAGACCCAGACAACTACTACACCTTCGCCCAATTCAACTCGAAGATGTACATCTCCAGCAAAAGCGGGAGAGTGCTGAAGTACGACTACCATACGGACGCCACAACCCCTGAATATGCAAAGGCTTTTGTCAACAAGGCGTTTGTGGACATCAACCAGTACGCATCTTATCCACAGGGCTCAGTCATCACGGAGCATGAGCAGCGCATGGTGGTTGCTGGATTCGACGGGACCACCGCACACTCTCTGTCAGAACCGCTGCCCACAGACCAGAACACCGTGGACAAAGACACCCTGGATTCCACCAGAGGAATGTCCGTACTGGGGCCGAGAGAAGTGGCCATCAGCGATGCTCCAGACCCCGAGCTGTTCGCCACCGACCGCGTCTTCGGATTCCCCGGTTCAGGTGCCGTTGTTGCCATCAAGTCCACCCCAAAGGGGCTCTTGGTCTTGGGAGAGAACAATGTGTACATGGTGCAGATTTACCCATACCAGCAAGAAAAGAGCGACCTGCATGAGCATAGCCTGATTGCAGAGGGTATAGGGTGCGTTTCCCAGCGGTCAGTCTGCCAAGGGCGCGGTATCACCGCATGGCTCTCGTATGACGGCATCTACATGTTCGATGGCAGAGCCGTCACAAAGATAAGCGATGATATCGCAGACCTGTGGTCATCAGGAAGGTGGGAAGACGCCCCGATGACCGACCTGGGGCAGGCCATGTCCAACCTGGGCTACCCCTTTGTCATCCACAAAAGCCGCATGGACAGAGCATGTGGGGTGTTTGACCCATCCAGCAATACGTTCATCTGGTCATTGCCGCTGGCTGGCCACGAGAACAACGCGCATCTTGTGGTGGTCTACTACCCGACTACGGGTTCATGGTCTATGAATATCGCCATCCCCACCGGGGCAACGCATAGCTCGTTTCGACCCACAAACTTCGCAGTGGTGCATGACCGTGGGCGCCAGAGAGTGATCTTCAGCGACTACAGCACGGGGCTGTACGCATACAACGAGTCAGTGACAGACTACAACGCACCGGGCGATACCCAGGTTGACATCCTTTGGGCCTACCAGAGCCCGGTGCATGACCTTGGAGCAGGAGTGGTGGCATCCCCCAAAGCCCTGCAAATTCGCCAAAGAGCCACGGGGTCAGCAGATGGCGGGAGCTGGTACATCGAATCAGAGCGCAACTTTGACATGCCAGACGGAGAGCTTGGCAGTAACGGGTCTCTCCATACTTCGCCTCAAACATCCCCGCCGACAAGCGCAACCACGGTCTCCCACTACTGGGACCAGGGCAACTGGAATGCGGCCAAATGGCACCGAGGAGACATATGGAGAGCCAGATACCCTGTTGGACCTGTCAACGGGAATAGCTTCCGAGTGGGTCTCTCCGGGGAGCAAGGGACGCACCGCCAGGAGATAATGGATTACGCTATCGAGCTAGACCAAAAACGAGATGTCACATGAGACGTAGGCAGTCGGTATTTATGCGCGGCAACCGCCGCCACCCTGCCATCGATGACGCCGCCCGGTTGTCACACCTCATGCAAATCCGCTCTGGAGACTCGCTCAAAGGACTCATCAGCAGCAGCAAGGCCGGGATGCCCGCAAACGTGGCGGGAGATGTCTTCACCGTTGCCAACACAATCGACGTGCGGAATACATGCTCTGTCACCGGGGTTGGGTATAGCAGCGAACTGCGCCTCGTTGACTCTGGCCCGGTGCTGAACATCACGGCAAATGATGTCGTCATCGAGAACATCAGGTTTGTCTACCAGGGCGGCTTGACATCGACCACTCTGGTAACTCGGCCCGAACGATGCTCTGGTAGCAGCTACACACCGACAGACCTGACCCCAACGACAACCTACTCCGCAGTCGTTATTTCCGGGGACAACGTAACCATACGGAATTGCTGGTTTGATGGCTTCGACAACGCTATCTACAGCACTGGAGACAACACCTCCATCAAAGGCTGCTACTTCAAAGGACAATCAACAACCACAAAATCTGCTATATATTTGACAGGAAGCTATGCCAACGTCTGGCAGTGCTACGTAGAAGCGACCGCCTACGGGGTCTACTTGACAGGGAGCTATGCGTCCATCTCGGACAACAACCTGCAAGGGACTGAAAGCGGAGCCTTTGTCACTGGAGACTACAACAGAATCCACGGCAACTACTGCATTGGAGCAGCTACCGGGTTTGCGATGGTGCTGACAGATGCAGCTCAAAGCAATGCGGTCACAGGCAACGTCGCCAGGGTGGGGACATACAAGTTCTCTTCACCCGCCACTACGAACAATCAGTACGGAGCGAACATAGGAACGGTGGACATCTGATGACTTTACCTACCCTTGCAGATTTCACATCCGGGGCTGCGACCAGCGCTGCTGCCGTGCAGTCCAACGATTCGCTTCTTGCGAATACATTCGGCGCTATTGACATCGCCAACAACATCAGCAACCCCAACGCACCGATGCTGATTGGGCCGATTCGAGCCCCGATAGTGACATCTACGCCTTCTACCGTTTTGTACAAATGGACAGCCCCTGCTGCTGTGGAGCTGTGGGAACTTCACGTATCTCCAGTGGCAGCGGTTGACGGGACCACAGGCGGGGCAACCCTGAGCGGCAGCGCATATGCGACCATCTCCGTTTACAATGCGGCAACTCTTGTTGCCTCTGTAGAACCGCAGTCTTTGACTACGTCATACACGGCATCTATGAGTGCCTCTGGAGACAGGACCGTATCAGATGGTGCCGTCATAACAGTGCAGATAAGCGGCGGCACGGGAACGCCCAAATACCACGCCAACATCTCAATCCTCGCATACACCAAACACAGGAGCTGATAGGTGGCAAAGCCGATCATCAAAACGATCTCCGCGAACTCCTTTCTCGACGGCTCTGTTGTCTATGAGAACGACGCAAGGATTGGTGGAGAGATAGATGGCAATGTCGAAATCGCAGACCTAAGCGAACCGAGGTCCACATACAACATCACCGTTGGGCCGCTTTACTATGGGCCGGATTCGATAGCCGTCCCTGCCTCGACACCAACATGGGAGACGCCGGATGTGTCTGTTCTGGTGTTTCAAGCCCCGAGAGATATGGTGCTTGTCGGGATATCGGCACATATATCCAACGAGATAAACGTCAGCACCGCCGACACCATTTTTATTGGGGTGTACAAGGCCAGCGCTGCGGATGGGATATCCGGCGCGTACAGAAGTCTCAGCGCGACCAACTGGGTTCATGTGCTGAACACATCTGTGTTTATAGACGGAAGCGGAACGAACGATCTGTATGCGGATAGCATGAGCGGGGCAACGCTAGACATCGCCGCTGGGGAATTTGTCAGGGTGATCTTGACATCCGGTGGAGATGACGCGCAAGCCCAAGCAGAACTCAGCATTACACTCACCGTGACAGAGGACCATGCAGAATAAACTCCCCATAGGGCAGACGGCAGAAGCAGACCAAGTCGATGGCGCTGCCGGAAACGACAAGCTGAACAGAAACTCGCTTGCTGCTATTGGCAACGAGAACAAGCGGCCCAGGTATTCGATATTCGCGATGGCGGTCAACGGCCCAAACTTCTACTCCCCTGCCGGGGTATGGGACTTGGTGTCTGGAGCGGCTGGGATACACACACTCACAAGCGTCAACTCTGAGCCATTCGATTTCTCCGACTACGCTTCGGCAAGCTTCACGGTAAAGCTTGGGGGGTCAACAGAAACAATAACCTTTGTGACAGACGACTTTGCGGACCCCGAGAACGCCACAGTTGATGAGCTGGTAACAAAGATAAACACGCTCAGTCTTGCCGTGACAGCCAGCGCGGCCACGGGAGTGGATGCCGGAAAGATAACCATCGCCGCTAACGACGGGTCCACCGCTGTATCAACCATCAATGACACGTCGAACTCAATACTCGGATTCCCCCTCGCTCTCGAACCCACAGAGCCAAACCGGACTGCCCCTGGCGGCAGCGGCAGCAGCTTTGCCAATGGCGCGGGGAACTCCATACACGTCGAATACGAGGCTAGAGAACCCATTGTCTTCATTGGAGGCCAGGTCTTCATCGGTGAGATAACTCCACAGTCAACAGGCAGTGCGCTAACGGGGTCTACCACAGTCCACATTGAGAAGGTGGACGCATCGGATTCCACGAAGGTATTATCCCTGGACACACACACTCACGCCCATGGCCCTATCAAATATGGCCCGAAGTTTGACAACAAGAACATCCTGTTTTCTGTCCCCGGTTCGCGCTCTCTGTTCTCCAATGGGGAGAGGTTCCGGTTTCGAGTTGTGCCCGATGCGTCCAACTACAACGCAACGACTCATGGACTAAGGGGCGTATCAGCAGTATTATGGTTCAAGGCTCTGCACCGATAGGGAGAAATCATGGCAGACGGAAATCAGCCCGCAACTCAAAAAAGCAACGCAGCACCTCCGCAAATGGATGTCACAGCGGCCCCCCGGTTTGTGCGTCAAGCGCCGAACGCAGCCCCGTACTACTTCGGTGGAGTGGCTGGAGGCCCAGCAGCGGCACCGGGCGGCGGGCAGGTTCAGCCATCATTTGGCGGTGCCCCAGGGCAGTCTCCCTTCGCCCCAGGAGCCCCGCAAATGACCCAGGGCGGCTTTGCCCCTCCTACCGCTGCCATGTCAACACAGCAGCTTACCCAGGCCTACAACCCGTTTGGGCAGCAGCAGCAAATGACGATGGGTCAGGCTCCTGCGCTGCCAGCGGCGAATATTGCAGGGATGGTTGGCGAGTACACCCCAGAGATGGAAGCCGAGTGGGCGAGAAAAAGCGCCATTGAATACCCCGCGATGACAACCTTGGACCTGGGCGGCGTACAGGACGACGTGACCGTGCCGCCGCCAGAGGGGGCAGACTACACAGACCCGGAGGGGACGGATGGGTACACCTTGCACCAGACTGCCGTTGGCGTAAGCCCTGACGGGGAAGTCGAGTTTGGCGACATTTACGTTGGGCCTGACGGTAATTCGTATGATATCAACGAAGACGGGCAGTATATCCGCACACAGTTAGCTCCCGGCGAGCTGATGGATCAATCGATAGTCGATGACTACACCTATGGCAAGTTCATGGAGGGTCGAGGCATTGACGTTGGTGATAAGTTTGAACTGAGTGAATTCACCGAGCCTGACTATGAGCGATTCGAGCGCCAATATGATGCTGCCCAGGCTGACTACCAAGCGCAAATCGGTGCGGCATCGAGGGCGTTTCAAGAACACGCCGCGAGAACAGGCATTGCTTCAAGCCCCACCGCCATGGCTGGTTACCAAGGTCAGCTAACAAACGAGTTCGCAAAGGCTGGCAAGGAGCTAGACGATTGGCTTGAGGACAAGAAATACGAGGAGTACGTCCGCGCTTCTGACCGGCTAGAGCAGGAGACCGACGGCTACAAGGACCGGATGAACCAGATTGTAGACAACTGGATCACTACAAGCGTAGGAACAGGCGGGCCTGACATGGGGTTTGCCCCCGCATTCATTGACTACATACACCTACATGCTGCTCGATGGGTTGGCATGGGTATGCACGAGGACCAAATCAGAAACATGCTCCCGATGATGAAGGACATGTGGGTCGAAGAGACAGGTCGAGATCCCTGGGAGGACATGAGCAATCAGGTTGTTGGCACCATGAGCGAGTACATGGAAGGCAGCGAGCAAACCATGTACTCATCTGGTTACGGCACCGGGACGCACTCAGACGCCACCAAGGGCGAGAAGAAAGACAAATGGGAGGATACCGATGGAGACGGTCACGTAGACACTTTGGTCAAATGGGACGACCAGTAAGAAGCCGCAGCATCCGAGGTAATCATGGCATACAGAAGACGAGAACTGCCCGCCCCAGCGCCCATCCGGTACAACCCTAGACCGAGACAGCGCAGCAACTGGAAAGAAGACCTTGCCCTGTCCGCTGCCCAGACCCTGCTCAAGGGCGGTCTTGGGTTTGGCGAGATGGCGTATCGCGGCCATCTTGAGGAAGAGGCTGCGAAGACGATGCACGAGCGGGAGATGGCTGAAGCCGAGGCCAGAGAGCGACGGTTGCGGGAGAGGACACCGGGCACATGGGAGTGGGAGCAGTTGCAGCTAAGGCGTTTTGGTGGTCCCGAAGATGCCGCCAAGGCGCAGGCAGAAGAGCAGGCGAAGCTCGACGAGCAATTTGCAACGGATCAAACGAGGTTCAGCGCAAAGCAAGCGGAGTACGAACAGAGCGAAGAAGAGCGAGCCAAGGCCAGGAAAGCATACGGGGACTACCTTACAAGGGGCATAAGCGTTGACCTTCCGGCTGTAGATATAGATCTTGGTGACGTAGACGTGACGGCTCGCGGGCATGACCCATTCCCGCATTCTGGGGCCGGGGAAGATGTGGTGCCGACGACGGTCAGGGCTCCCTCGTACACTACCGAGCGAAAAGGCTCGGAAGGAGAGCAAGCAGCAAGAAGGCTGACGAGTCAAGTCCAGGGGTTTTTCCCTGGGCAGGGTTTGGCGGCGGGGGAAGGGCTAGATCCCGCGTTGCGACCAAGGGCAGCAGTGCCCTCACTAACAACCCGCAAAAAGAGCCCAGCCGCCCCCGCAGAGCCAATTGCGAGATCCGCTGGCAAGGTCGGCATTGGTGGAGTAAAGACAGCAAAAGCGCCAGCCGCCGCGCCGACAATCCCAGAAGCCCTTGATAAGCCCGTGGATCCCGTCAGGGAAATTGCGGAACTCAGGGAGACCCGAGGGCAAAGGAAAGTGAGAGAGCAGCGGGAGTTGGCAGACCTTCAGGCAAGAAGCGCCAAGGCGACGGAGCTAGCAAAGGTACAGATTGAGGAGGAGGCGGCACGGGTCGGTGCGGATAAAGACCTCCTGGGAAACCTGACTTCCACCAACACCGCTTTGGTCTCTTCGTTTGGCCGAAGCAAAAGAGGGCGGCTCAATGAAAAGAAGGCGGCAGACACACTTGCTCGCGCAAAAAACCTGCTCCGCAAGTGGGGTGACAGAGGCGCTGGGCAGAGTTCTCAGTACGATGCACTCAAGACAAATGTAGACCACTACGAAAGCTTTTTAGCCCTATACATTAAGCAAAGGAAGCAATCCCGAAAGCATACGCCGAACACAATCTTTGCATTGCCCATCGGAACTCAGATCAACGGGAAGACCCACTTCACCAAGAGGGAGTTGGACGCAATAAGGAAAGACAATGCCGACCTGATCAAAGCCCAAGGGGATGCCTTCGGAAAAGGAGGAACGGCAACAAAAGACCTGACGAACAACCTGTGGTGGATTACCACCCATGCGGTATCCGTCCCAAACGCAGAATCTCCGCAACCAAATGTAACCCCTCCAGGCAGTGGTGATGTGATCTCTAAGGGGCGAATGATAGGCGGCGGCAAAGGCAGCGGTCCAGCGGCAACCCAAGAGAAACTCAACCAACTCGCCAGTAAAGCAGAAGGAAAAACCCGAGACAGGCTTAATCAGTTGCGTGACGACAACCTACAATTACTCAACCGGGCTCGAACTGGAGAAGTCCCGCTGATTGACCCAGACACTGGCGCTTGGACAGAGATAGGGAAGAGAAGCGAGGAGTACAAACTCCACAAGGTGTACAAAAAAGAAACAGACCAATTCGAGAAAAGACTTCGCCCCACGGCCACTCCAACCCCGCGCCCCACGGCCACCGGGGCTGGGGCGGCTGCTATCAGACCGGAGGTCCAGGCATCGTTGGACAAGATAATTTCGGGGCTTAATCGCGGCAACAACCCCAAGAAATGGGAAAAAGACGCAAGAAATCTGATCTTATTGTCTAAGACATCGCCGGTTCCCGGCGAGCACGAAGCGATTCTCAATCTACTAGAGGGAAAGATGGGTGCGAAGAAAGAAGCGCCTGCTCCCGCAAGGGCCGCCGACCCGGTCTGGTCGGATATCAGAAGGGAAGAGAAGGCCGGACAGTCTTCCGACGACGCCGATGCGGCGGCAAAGATAGTAAACCGAATGATAGGTGAGTCAAAGAACATGGCGGGCAACGAGAGGCAGTCAAAGCTGTTGGATGCCAGAGACGTACTGGAAGCATTTAAGGCTAAGGCGGGCAGGGCTGGAGAAGATACGTACAGGAGGCTCCATGCACAGTTGAGGCTGCATATGGGGACTACCTTACAGGGTCAGGAAGGTGAACCCACGCCCCGGAAGGCAAAGCGGTCTCCGAGACCTTCCCCCCGACGTAGGAGTGGATCAACCAGATGGCCGAGCACTGATTTCCTCCCGAGCTTCGGATGGGTCATGGAGGAGGATTAAATTATGGCCGTTCCCACAAGACCCTCAATGGTAGACGAAGAAGAGGATGTCTTATCCCACCTTAGCTTTGGAGATGCGCCTCCGTCAGAACAGGCATATGTCAGGGAGGCAACTGGCGAAAGGCCCCAGCCTCAAGCGATGCCACAAGGACCGGCACGAGCAGATATAGACCCAGAAGAAGAGGATGTCTTATCCCACCTTAGCTTTGGAGACCCCGCCACCCCCGCACCCATTGCAGCAGAGCAGCCCGAATACGAACCCACCCCAGAGCCAATCGCCCCCGAACTTGCCCCAGCGATTGTGGAACCGGAAGAAGACACCCCTTGGTACGAAGACATGTACCACTTCTTCACGGGCGGCACTGGCACCGACAAGACCGTCAAGCACACCAGAACAACCGAAGCCATCCCCATCACCACGGGAGACAGGGACATGGCTGTTTTGTACGCAGAGAAGCTTGGGGAGGCATACACAGCCGACACCCCCGGAACCATGGCTGCGGGAGCCTCGTATGCTGGTGGGGCGATATCGGAGTTCTTTGGGGCTGCAAGGGAGCAAGGCCAGGTTGCAATCCGAGACCCATACCGAACACCCATCGACCCCGGTGAGGAGTTCATGTCATGGGAGGGCGACCTGCGACAAAGACGCGGGCAGATGCCGATGACCCCGGAACGGGTGTTATCTGCGATTGAAACGCTAGAGAACAAGATTGACCTTGAAGCTGGGTATGCCGCGAACAAGCAGGGGTTTTGGCACACCATTGCCCACCCGATGGCCAAAGAAGATCGACTCATGTCAGAGAGGCGAATCGGCCAGTTCCAGGCACTCATCGATGTTCTGGAGACATCTCGATACCGCCCCGAGAACACCGTGCCAAACAATGAACCCATGGCCTTGCAGATGGCTTTTTCTGTGGGAGCAGAAGAGGGCACGGGCAAGAGAGTGGGACTGTTCCAAGATGATGTCGGGCAGCTAAGGGCAACCGTCACAGACTACAGAGACCCGCTGGTTGGTAAAAGTACGCTGGAACAAGCGGCAATGCTGGGGATCGACGATGTGCTTGAAAACACCTACAAGGGCGCAGCTCAGACGCTAGCAGCATTCCCTGTGCTCGCGAAGATGGCCATGGTCGATGCGCCTGTCTGGATATACGACAATCTTGAAAAGGACACCTGGGCCAGGTGGGAAATCGAAAACGCTGGAGATGACCTTTCTGCGGACAAGAACATTGAGATAATGCAGAACATCATGCGAGGGATGGGCGTAGAACCGGGGTCGCATGAGGAAATGAAAGCGTGGGGGAAGATAGACGATCAGGGCCTAGAGTCTTATTTCAGGCTAGAGGGCATGGGTATGGGTCAGCTCGCCGGATACATCGAGGCCCGCGACAAGCTGGACACCGTCCAAAGCAAGTACCTCAGAGCCCTGGACGAGGGCACCACATGGGACGCCCCGGTCAAGGGAGCCAAGGCGGCATGGGAATCCATCTCTTCAGAGGTTGATGATTACGGGGTTGGTGGATACTTCTTGCAGCACCCCATCGACCTCCTTGGCCTTATCTCTGTCACCGGGACCGTGGCTCGTCTGCCAGCCCGCCTTTTAGCCAAGACAGCCCCTGTTGCCAAAACGATTAGCGGCACAGCGGCGACGGCAGCGGCATCGCCAAACCTTGCAAAGCGCGTGACATCTGCGCTGGGGCCAGAGGCTAGAGCCCTGCTTCCAGAGGGCGAGCAGCTTGTTGGCGGCAGAGCGTTCGATGTCTTGAAAAAGGGCCTCACAGAAGCTGACGGCAAGTTCGCCATGTCTGCGGCACAAGAGGCCGAGGCCATGAGTTCTCTGAGAGCCGCCCATGTGATGAGAAAGACCGGGACGATGCTTGAGAACTTTGACCCCATCACGTTTGCGCTACACGCCCCTGGGATGGCAGCTAGAAGCGACTTTGTACACAGGCAATTCCCAGAAGTCAGACACTGGTTCTCCAAGGAAGGCCCCCGCAACCAACCCATCAAATGGGGAGATGAGCAGACAACCCTTGACGCGGTTATCACTGCAAACAAGACCGAGTTCGACCGATTCTTGACAGAGATACGGGAAACCGCACAAGACATGCCGTCTGACGAGCAGGTGCTAGAAGCCATCCACAAGACGCTAAACGTAGCCGCGCAGAAAGACGGGGTAACGCCCCAGTACATGTTTGTCCAGCGCAACCCATCGAATCAGGCAGGTCCGATGCCCGTCAGCCTAGATGAAGCCCACCAGCGGTCATGGGCAGATGCGAACCTGAAGATCGACCCCGAGGCCCAAGCGTTTGGGGCTATCAGAAACCACGCCAACGACCGCATCGGGAGAGTCACAGAGCAGCTAGATGCAACTGGCAAGCTGGACCTTGACTCTCGATGGACGCAGGTTGTGGATGGCAAAAGCTCCCACGCCGTCTGGAAGTACCTACAGCACAGGTTCGATGGCCATCCGGCGTTCTTAGAGCAGCTTGGCGAGAGGGCAGATGAACTTCTTGACCTGAAGAAGGCACTGGCAGATGAGACTGCAAAGAAGCCAAAAGAAAGGACAAAAGGGGCAATCCCTAAGCTGAAAAAGTCAATCGCCAAGCATGACAAAGCCCTCCGCAAATGGGGCGAGTCCACTCTGAAAAAGCTGGAAGACCCCGATGCGACCATTCTGTCTGGGCTCGCAGACCACATGAATACGTTTGGAAAGCAAGCAGACCAGATAGGCAACACCAATGGCCTCCCGTCTTTGGCGTCGATGGCCCATCACTTGGCCCAGGGGAAGGCGCTCAACTGGGTTCCAGCCCACCACATCGCCTTGGCCAAAACCATCAAGTCTCTTCGGCACATGCAGCAGACAGAACCCGAGGCGTTCGCCAAGGTCCGCATCAACCATGGGGAGCACCGATTTACTGGTGAGCAAATGCTTCGGAGATTTGACAACTTCGACGCCGCGAACAACTACCTTGACATGCTTGACCAAGAATTCAACGTGTCCGCTCTTGACAATATGGACGTAGTGTACTCGGAGCGTCTTCCTCTTGGGTTGGACAAGATCGACATCGGTCAGATGAACGACACCGCTCGACATTCGATGGCAGCTCGAAAGCTATTGCTGCACGGAGGGATGGAGTCTGTAAGAGTCGGCAACCTGGCAGAGTCTACATTCTGGAGAAACGTAGAAGGTTACACTCCCCACTTCTACCAGCAGTACATGGATGAATTCACAAAGGCTGGCATCGAGAACCCGGACCAGCTAGCCGAGTCGCTATCATTCATGGTGCAGAATGGCTACAACGGGAGCCACTACCAGCGGGCATTCACGAAAGCCATGTACAACGTGGCAGAGCGCGAGATGATGGGGCTTGTGACCAACCCAAAGGTGTATCTTGCCAAGGGGCTGCACACCATAGCCAACGACATCCAGTTCAAGAAGTTCGCACAAGGGCTGAAGGGAGCGGTGTCAGAAGATGGCATTCCGCTGCTGATAGACCCCAAGACCACGCCCGAATCGCAAATCCCCAAGCACTACATTCAGGCCGGGAGAAACAAGCGGCTCAAGACGTTCCGGGGCGTAAAGAAGCCATACTCTGAGCGGTGGCTAGACCTAGAGGGAATGTACATGGACCCCGAGGTTCACCACTACCTGAAGGCAACCCGCAGACTTGACGACAACGGGATGTTTGCATGGTTCAACAGGGAGATAATGAACCGCTGGAAATTCGGAAAAACTATCCTCAATCCTCCTGGCCAGGTCAGAAATGTGTTCTCAAATAACATCATGGCAACGATGGCAGGACTCAACCCGTTCTTACACCGCAGCGCCAAAAGCACATGGAAAGGTACGCTTGATGAGTACGTAAAAAGAGATATGACCAAGGGTTCCGTTATCGACAAAGCAATGGAGGGTGGCCTGTTTGGCACCGACTTTGTTTCTGCCGAACTGCGCGGTGACCTGCGGGAGATATGGGAGGCTGGCCGGATTGATGTTACAAAACTGCCAGAACCCACCAACATGCCAGAGCTTGGCGTTACCATCATGGAGCAGTACAGCCACCGCATCCAGAACGGACTGAGAAAGGTCTTTGACAAAGCGAAGGATGGGTACAGGGCCGGGGCTGACCGGGCTGCATGGAGTTACACCGCTGGGGACGAACTGTTTAAACTGTGGAGATTTAAGCAGGTATTGCACCTCCAGAAAGAGTTCAGAAACACCGGGAAAATCACGCGAGAAATGCGTCGAGTTCTGGGCGATGACAACAAGTTTTTGATGGAAGTCTTGGACCAGGCTGATGGTGCCGGGGCATACCGGGCGGCTGCGAAAGAGGCTCACAGGTGGTTTTTCGATTACACCGATGTCCCTGGGTGGGTCGAGTTTACACGCAAAAGCGCAATGCCATTCTTCACTTACAGCTACAAGGCAGTCCCACGGGTGGCCAAGTGGCTAAACGACAACCCTGCACAGTCTTTTATGTGGAGACAGACATTCGACTACATGAACTTTACCAACGAGTTTATGTATGGAGAACAGGACTTTGAGAGCATCTACGAAACCCAGGAGGCCAGAGCGCAACTTCCAGGGTGGTCTCAGGCGACGGCAGTGGCTCAACCGACCGGGAAGGCTAGAGATTTTGACGTAGAAAAACAGAGGTACACCAAAAGGGGCATACGCCGAAGCATCAAAAAAGGCGTGGAAATGGCCCCGTACTGGGACGTTCAATACTGGACGCAACTCGGTGGACTGTACAACGCCCCCGAACCAGAGCGGGGAATCGGTGCGTTGCAGAGGGTTGCCAACGCCACCATACAGCACCCCCTGTGGACCTCGGTATGGTCTCTGGCCAATCGCCCCGAATGGGACAAATATGGAACCCAGGGTGGCCGCATATGGAAAGACGAGGACAGCAGCTTTATTGCCTTGAATAAGTGGGGCAAGCAGATGTGGAGAACATGGACTCCCCCCTATATGCCGGGACTGCCCTCAGACGGGCGCGATGAGCATGGCCGCAAGATTGACTACCAAAAGGTGGGTGCGGGATTGATCGCTGGAGGTGGCTCCTGGCAGAAGCTGATGGCCAAACTGAACAACACCCCCGACTATCGCGTCGAACGAGGAATCAGCAAGCTGCGGCAGTGGGACGAACTGGCTGGAGAAATGCTGGCATATCGGCTAGACTGGAGAGAAACAGACCCAAACAAGTTACGCAGAGACCTGCGAGACATCAAAAAGTCTATCCGAAGAGACCGGGATACCGCACTGAGGGGCATCGAACGCGGAGATAGGGAAGCGAGAAAAGAAATCATCCGCGAGTACGATGAGAAATTTGAGATGATCGAAAACGTACACAAGCAGCAACATCGGCACATAAGCGCGAAAGCCCTTCGGTTTACCCGTGCCGTCAAGAAGGCATCTGACTAATGGAAAACGGACTATGGGTACACAAAATCCAGCCCTCTGGCGGGCCGGTCCGCATCGTTGAAAAGGCCAAGGCCCTGGGGGCAAGGCACATAATTGTCAAGAGTCGAGACGGGCTCAGTCAATACAAACATAACCAGAGTTACCATCTGCAACCGTTCAGCATGATGTCCCGCATGACAGGGATTGACTTCTGGCTGTGGGCATGGGTCAGGCCAATCTCCGCTGGCAAGGGCATCTCCTATGTGGAGGACCAGGCCAAGCTGCTCGCCCAAGATGCCCGGTTGTGCAATGCAAGTGCCGTTGTGGTCAATCTGGAGTCCCCCTGGTCATGGGGAAAGCTTGGCGGCGGGTTTGTGCTAGGCGAAGACCAGATGAGAAGACGAGCGTACAAGTACATGACCACCCTGAGAGACGCCCTGCCGAATGACTGCAAGATTGGCGTCAGCTCCTTCCGATATCCCTCGTGGCACAAGCTGCCATGGGAAGAGATGCTGCAAACCACCGAAGTCATCGGGATGCCCCAACTGTACTTCCAGAGAAAGGGATACGCCGAACAGGCCAAGAAGTCCCGACTGCAATGGAGCAAGTTTGGAGTCAAAGACATCCGCATCTCTGGACCGGGATATGTATGGAAAAAGGGCATGATAGACCCTGTGGCTTTCTATGAAGAGGCCAAAGGGTATTGTTCAGGGGTTGATTGGTGGAAGTCAGATGGGATGGATAACGAGGCCGTAGGGGCGCTACAGGGGTTGTGACTGCCTAGAATGCCGCTGGGTTAGCGGCTATTCGGAACCAAAGTAGGTTTTGGGCTGCCGGATAACGTACTTGCCGTAGTTGACCCGATCCCTTCCGGCTGCGGGGTTGGCCCACCTTTCGAGTTCGGTGTCAAACCTCCCACGCTTTCTTATGTACTCATCGGCCCTTGTGAGCGAGTCGTAGTCCCACTTTGGTTGAATAAGGCCCCTTGTCTCCAGGTTTTTCAGAGTATCATCGATCTGATCTCTGCTAAATCTTTTGCCAGTGTTTTTGTTTATGATTGCCTCTAGCACCCTAGAATCCAAGCTGCGAGGCCGGCCATCTTTCCAGTACGGGGTCATCATAATATCCAGAATGTCTTGCTCCAGGTTGGTCCCGGTCAGTTTCCCTGGATATTCACTTGGATGGCTCCACAACCAGGGATCTGGCTGGGTTGCCGTTGGTGGCTGCGGGGCTCTCGCGGGGGCCGCCTTCGCAGCGCTCTCGGAGGCTCCGCGACGGGCGGCTTCGGTCATCGTCGTAGGAGGGGTTCTGGGTCGGACGCCTGGGCCGGTCGATTTAATTCTGGTGCCAGGGGCGGGACGTGGGAGGGGTCGCGCCGCTTCCGCCGGGTGGTATGCCCCAGGTCTAAACCCTGTCTCCAATTCAGGAAACCGGGCTCGTCCCATAGTGGCTTCGTGGCGGGCGGTAGCCATTGGATGGCCCAACCGAGGAAGGCTGCGCCGGGTTTGCTCTAGGCTCTGTTCTGCGAGATTTTTGCCCGCAGTGGCAGCTCCACGGCCAGCCGCTCTAGCGAGTAGCGCTCCTCCCCCGGTCGCCGCATCAATAGCAAGGTCACCGATAAAACTTGGCCCCACGCCGCCGCCGGGGTCTAGCGGTTGCCATGCGGGGACGGCTTCGGGGGATTCTCTGGTGAAGTACTGCTCCTCAGTCCCGACAGGGTAGTAGGTGGGCGCAGGACCCTGCCTGCTCGCTGTCGGGTGCCTGTCTGAGGGGCCCGTGGGATACTCATCTTCCCACATGACTTGTCGAGCGGCCTCTGCTGCTTGGCGTTGGGCGGCCTCATGCTCTGCCCTACGCTGTGCGTCGTATTTACGGGCCTGTTCTAGGTGCGGTAATGGCATCACTTCACCTTCTTGGCAGATTTCTTCTTAGCAGGAGCCTTCGGTTCCACTCGGGTAAACTTGGGCTTGGCGGCGGGCTTGTTGACCATCTCCGCGAGCTGGAGCAGCGCGTTACGGACGCGGGGGTCTGCGATTCTGCTAATGTTATCCATGTCTACCATGATGTCTCCTATTAGAATCGCTTCTTGTAAAAACTTGGGACCCTTCGCGAGAGTCGCTTCATCATCCGCCGCCCCTCAGACGACGTACCGCCGAAGCGGGGTGACATTCGCTCCTGCCGACCAGGCATCCTGCGTGACATATCTGGGTACTCGCTGGCCCACCCCGATTGGGAATAGAGGCTTTTGTCCTTGAATCCTGGCAACAGCGAGTACAAGGGTTCGCCGCTTTGCAGCATTGCGCTGCTCATGCCTCCTGGGGATAGTCCTGCCTCCATCATTGCGCTGGTCAGGTAAGTCCCAGCGGTGCCAGACTCAGGCTCATCATAGAGGTGGCGGTATCCACGGGGGTCATCTTCCTCCCATGTCTCTTGAGTGTGGGCAAGCGGATGGTCCCCGTGGTCCCAAACGTCTCTGTAGCCTTGCAGTGCTTTGCCGCCCCTAACGAGCCTAAGCCGCGCTTTCACGGGCTCGGGGAGTGATGCGAACCTTTGGTTCAAAATGGCGGCGACTCTCTTCCACTCCCGAGTGTCTGGGCGATCTTCCTCGCGTGGGGCTCGCTCCACTCTTCTCGATGGCATCGCTTCCGCGCCACGCTGCGGAGGAAGGGGGAACTGGCGCACTTGGGTTTGGTGCTTCTCCCCGGTGTATGGGCTCTCAACGGACTCCGTCGCGGTGCTGCCCTGCCGGGTCTGCGCTCTCTCCCTATACCGGGCATCCTCCAAGCGAGCCACTTCGGCAGGGCTTGCTTGGTAATACCGACTCCCTGTCGTTTTCAGTAATTCCTCTGCGGCCCTTCGTTTGGCGTCCTCTAGGGGGAACATGTCTGGCATGATGTCTCCTATGCGTTGTGCTCTGCCACGATGGATTCCAGGGCCGTATAGATGGTGTCATGCTCTGCTTCGGTAGCCGGGTCACCGTCGTCATTGAGGTCAGAGAAAGCCATGTCGAGAGTCCACCCGCCCATCGCTATGGATGCTGAGTTGGAATCGGGACGGGAGATGGTGGCGGTTTGTCCAGCCCCACGTTTCGCGAGGGCTGTGCGGAGTCCTGCTTTGATCGATGCTTGCTTGTTCATTAACTCACCGTGAATTCGAGTGTGACTTGAAAATATGACGTGGCCGCTGTGGCTCCACCAACAGGCTGCATACCGATGACAATGACATCATTGGCGCTGACAGAGTTGCCACTGCTGATGGCCGTGTTGATGGTCTGCAATGCATAGTCAGTTAGCTGGGTGCTACCATCGTTGGTCAGTGCAGCGGTGCCGATAAGCGTCATGTCAATGTCGGTGGTGCTAGCGTTGTTGTTCACCGGGGTTGCCTTGAAGACATGGATGTTCACGGAGTGACAGTTACTGCTAGCGTTGATTCGCGAGGTGGCACAGATCTGCGTAAGAGTACATGCTCGTGGGGCTTGCCACTGAGGGCCAACTTCGTATCCAGAGAGCCAATCGCTATCCACTGCAACCGTTGACCCGTGAGTTGCACTCCAAGAACCCACGTACCATTGACCGGCATCCGTTGCCACGTCACCAGTGAAGTATGTGCTAGCGGTTGCGCTGAAGGCTCCAGCACGGAATCGGTTTGTGGTGGTCATGCGGTCTGTGCCGGTCGCTGCTGCCCATGATAGAGTCCCAGATCCATTGGTTTGCAGGTACTCGCCGCTATCTCCGTCATCGGCAGGTAGGGTTAGAGTGTACGCTGCGGCCAGAGCCGGGACAGTGATCGTCACAGCGTCTGTGCCATCGTCAGAGTCTTCAAAGATTTTCAGAACACCAGCAGAAGCCGCGCCACCCTTGATATGCACAGCAGGGTCGCCGCCGTCGAGAACCATCACCGTAGTGTTAGTCCCGCCATCGTTAACCTTGAAGTGAACATCATTGTTTGAGCCATGGGACCGTATGACCACGTCATTTCCAGCCTCGACTGAAAGTTCTAGCTCACTACCGTCTCCAACGCGAATTCCCGTGTTATTTCCGACGGTTAGGGCTTGCGAGTTGGTGCTGATGGTAGCGCTAGGCTCATCGATAGTTTTGTCATCGCCATCGCACACCATGATGATGTTAGCTGTTGTGAAGGTGCTACCCGCGACAACATCGCCGCTGCCACTGCTGACAATAGCAGTTCCGCTTGTTAGCTGAATGTCGTCGCCCGCGTCAGTGGTGAAATATAATTGATTTGGAGTTGCCGTCTTCGTCCATAACTGCCCATACGCGGCGGTGTCAGAGTCGGCGGCTGCTTGTTCCTTTAGCGTGATCGCGCCTTCAACCGTCAGCTTTGTCTTGGGTGTGCTGAGACCGATGCCAAGGTTGCCATTGACTTGTGTAGTAGTTGGGTCAAGAACTAATTTACCACCAGAAGCTTTTATAATTCCTGTACCAGTGTTGTCCTCAACGCCAATTTCCAAAAAGTTTCCAGCGTTGTAACTAAAGCGTCCCTGTGGGTTGCCATCAGCATTCAGAACATCAAGCGACCTGGCTGGGGTCGTTGTCCCAATGCCCACATCACCGCTGGTAACATTGATGCCTTGATTGAAGTGCCAAGCATCTGTGGAGTCCGTCCAGGCAATCGTCTTGTCGGTAGAGCCCTTCAGAGTCAGCCCGCCGCCGTCTGCGTTGGCATCGGTGGGGCTTGCGACCGCGTTGAGTTCGACGTTCTTGTCATCGACGGTCACGGTGGCCACGTCAACTGTGGTGGTGGTTCCGGCGATGGTCACACCGTCAGCATCCACTGTCAGCCGGTCATTGCCATCTGCGTCTTGGATGACGACCGAGGTGCCACTGTTGGGCTTGATTTTGTTGATGCGGGCCTCTTCTCCGGTGAGGAGCCCGTTGACTATGCTGCTACTCATTAGGCCACCTCCCACGTTGTGACCGCCAAGAGACGGCCCGACTCCACCTGCTCGACTGTAACGACAATATCTGAGGCACAGGGAGGCCAAAACAAATTCACCACATGCTGCTTCCCGCTACCAGCAGCGACATAGTAGACGTTCCCAGAATACGTACCCGCCAAAGACGTTCTTGCGACAAGCCGCTCGACGCCAGTGGCGTTGGCCGTGCCGAGCAGCGGCAAAGGCTCGTCATCGTATGCATCTGCATCTGAACTGTTGCTGCTTCTGCCGGGGATCCGCTGAGAAAGCGTTATCTTCAGTTCGTCATCATCGCTTGGCAGATTCCCGCGAACAGCAACTGCAAACTGCTTAGACCCCCTGGAAGGGTGCGTGAAGGTATGAGTGGTCAGCGATGTGTCCACTGTGTGTTTGATTACGTCAATGCCGGTACTCGCCATGGGAAACCTCCTGCTCTGGGAAAAATAGCACGTACAGACACTTGAGACAAACCAAGATTGGTGCATACTGACCCGATGAGATGTACCAAGTGTAATTCACCGACCACAGTCATCGACAGTCGGACCAGCGAGAGCGCTGAAAACAACAAGACGCAGTACGCCCACCTGACAATGGCACAAGCGGTATGGCACGGGGACGCCTTCCGGTCCAGACGCCGCCGATGTAAAAAGTGCAACGTCGAGTTTGACACCATCGAAGTGCCCATCGGCCAAATAAAAGCATAAACATTTCAATAAAACCGGCGCATGTTGTACCTTTTTCCCAACAGGGAGGGACTATGCGTAATGAAGAAAGGCTCGCGGAAATCATACGACTTCGCAAGCAAGGGATGAATAACACCCAGATTGGCCGAGCCCTGGGCATCCACAGAAGCACCGTCATCCGCACAATCAACCGAGCAAATGTCAAGCTGCCGCCACCGCAATCACCGACAAACAGCATCGCCATCGAAGAAGACGACGACGAGCTGCACCTCAATGCAAAGGGACGGGTGCAATCCTTAGAAGACTTGCTCGAACAAGCCAACGTAGACACCACCGAGTGGAGAGTGACCAAGTGGGTAGCCAATAAATGGGAGTCCCTTGGCAAAGAAGGCACCACCGTGCCGCTATGGCAGGTCAAAGCCTGGTTGCAGAGATTGCCAGATTGGGCCAAGAAGACCCTGGAGCCGATCAAACACCTGCCCAGAAAGCCATCGAGAGCGTCAGAACATGGCCTCAAACGGGCTCTGATTGTCCCTGACAGCCAGAATGGGTACAAAATAGACAGGCGCACACAAGAGCATACACCGCTTCACGATAGGAAAGCATGGGACCTGGCAGTGCAGGTGGCCCAGCGCATTCAGCCCGATGAAATTATCTGCCTGGGAGATATGCTCGATTTAGCCCCCTTCGGCTCGTACACAACCGCCCCGGACCTGCATTTTACTACCACCCCTACACTGCTCGAACTGCACTGGTGGTTGGCACAACTCAGACTCGCAGCCCCCAGCGCTAAAATCACCTACCTGGAGGGGAACCACGAACTCAGACTGACCCGGCAAGTCACAGACCATGTAAAGGAAGCCGCTGACCTCAGACCGGTAGACGACATCGATGGACCCGCTGCCCTGAGTGTGCCCAGATTGCTGGCGCTAGACACCCTGGATATCGACTATGTCCCCGGTTACCCCGGAGGTGAGTACTGGTTGTGGAATAAGGTGAGAGCATATCACGGCCATATCGCAAGAAAAGGAGGGGGAGCCTCGACGGCAGCGGTGATTCGAGATGCAAGCAACCATACGCTGTTTGGACACATCCACAGAACCGAAATGTGCGCCAAAACACAGACCCATGCCACCGGGAGAAATGTTATCTACTCGATGACACCGGGCACCATCGCTCGAATTGACGGAGTCGTCCCAGGAGCGACCAAACGTAGTGATTGGCAACAAGGCCTGGGAATCGTATACATGTCCCCTCGAGAGCAGATACATATGAGACTGCTCACAATCAATGAAGGCATGTGCGTCCTAGACGGAGCCATGCTGCACGGGGAGGATAGAGTCGATGAAATTCGCAAAGCTACTGGTTATAGTTGGTTTTAGTTATGGGTGCATCTCCATGTTGGAAGAAGAGGATGTGCCCCCACCGCCACCCACTCCGCAAATAGAAGATACCGCTGAACCGAAGAAGAAACCCAAACCACTGCCAGGAAAAGTCCGAATGTTGTGTGAGCACGGATGCCCAGCAACCATGCCGTTTATCAACATCATGCCAGTGCTTTACATCGACGTTGCCCCAGATGCAGATACCACCGATACCGAAGACGTAGCACAGCCAGATGTCCCAGATATCACCTCTCCACAGACCTGCGGGGACATATATGAATTCTCCACATGTTGTGGTAATGATGTATGTGAATCTAGTGAGTCAGCTTTTTTCTGTCCGGGGGATTGTTCTTAGGAGACACATGAAATTGGGGAGCTTGTTTTCGGGTATAGGGGGCCTTGAAATGGGCATAGAGGCTGCTTTGGGTGCCACCACCATATGGCAATGCGAATCAGACCCTTATGCCCAGAAGGTACTAAAACGACACTGGGGAGTGCATATATATGAAGACATCCGACACATCGATGAATCCACCGAAAAACCACAGATTTTGGCAGGAGGTTTTCCGTGCCAGGACTTATCAATCGCGGGCAAAGGAGCTGGCCTCGATGGTGAAAAATCAGGTCTCTGGTCTGAGTTCGCCAGGTGCATACGCATTTTACACCCAGGACTCGTCATTGCCGAAAATGTTCCAGCTTTGCTTGGACGGGGAATGGGACGTGTTCTCTCAGACCTTTACTCGTGCGGGTATAATGCTTGGTGGGACTGTATCCCAGCTTCCGCCCTTGGTGCCCCTCACAAAAGAGACCGGGTCTTCATCGTCGCGTGGCCCCAACACGGAGGGGATGTGGCCGACGCCCTGTGCAGACGGGGACCGGGCGACCATGTTCAAGCAGGGGGGAATGCCTCTGGGGGTCGCGGTGAGGAGATGGCCGACGCCGACAGCGGAACAAGCAGGCGAAGGCAAGTTCTTGGAAACGCTAGTGACAAAGGAGGGATCTCCTGCGAAACCGGGGGAACGCGCTTACAATCCGAAGACGGGGATGCTTGTACAAGTGACACTGAACCGAGCCGTGCTGATGTGGCCGAGGACGACCGCGCAAGATGCAAAAAACAAATTGAATACGGCGAGTGGCAAGCTGAACCCGACGTGGGTCGAGTGGCTGATGGGGTTCCCTCTCGGACACACAGACTCAGATGCCTAGGCAATGCAGTTGTGCCCCAGGTCGCATATGCAGTGGGGCTTGTCGCAAAGGAGGTGATATGTACGCAGAAGGATTTGATGACGCCCTGATAGGGGTGGTCAGACGCTTTGATAAGACCTGGCCGCTGTATGACTACAGAAAGTGCCTGGATGTTCTTATGGAGGCGAATCTGAGCCGTGAGCAGGCTGTGGATTATATGGAGACACATGTTATCGGGGCGTATGTGGGTAGTGGGACGCCTTGCTTTGCTGTTATGGGGGAAGTGTCTGGGGAGAGAGAGGGGGGAGGGGGCCATGGAGAGAGGTAATAGATATATATATAAGGGTGGTGGCTGGGGTAGCCCCCCTTCGGGGTCGATACCGACTCAAGAGTAGATATCAAGACTCCAATGAAATCAACAACTTAGACGATCCATCCTATCATCTGTAACTCATTGAAATCATTGCGCTCTCATTTTCCCATTGCTCCATTCTCAACCCTGATGAATCATCCTACATCCGAGTTGATACCCGGAGAAACCGGCCCAATATCTACCCATCGGTAGGCATGATTCAACCCCGGAGTAGGTATTGTGGGTCTATCATTATATATGGGTGGACCTGCCATATCCTCCACAGCCCACCCGGTAACACCTAAACCATCCATTCCAACCGTTCCAACGTCCCAACAATCCCGCCCCCACACAATCCAACCAAAATAAATGCACTTTTATCCCGTGCAATTCCCGATACTTATATCCTATTGCAATTTATCTTCACTTTTGTTGTTGACACTACAGGTGTGAATGGTAACGTCTCCCTAGGACATGGGGAACAACACAAAGGAGCACACACAATGAGCGCACCGAAGATGAGACTGGTCAAAACAATAGACGGGGTGAGAATCTATCGCTCCACATTCGACGAAACCGAATATGTAGTTGTTTATGAGAATGATTCACCATGGCTCGCAGAATATTTCACCGACTGCCTACAAGACGCAATCAACACAGCCCATCATATGGCCAGTGAATAACAAAGGAGCACACACAATGTACGACACAAAAAAAGCGCTTTACGACGGAACCGGTTTCAAGAGTTTGTTGACGGCCAATCAACCGAAGCTCCGCAAAGGAGAAAAGCAAGGCTACCTTTCAAGCGGTATTCACCTTGCTCCTGCTGAAATGTCGGGCGTCAACGTCTGTCAGTTTGCCAGCGCAGGGTGTCGGGCGGCATGCCTGAATTTCTCGGGCCATGGCGGTATCGGGCTAGACTCCGATGGGATGAACCAAATCCAGAGGATTCGAGTGGCGCGGACACAGCTACTCTTTACCGACCGTTCGCGGTGGATGGCAATCTTTGAACGTGAAATGAAGGCCTTTATTCGCAAGGCTGCCCGCTTGGGATTGAAACCCGTATTCAGGCCGAACCTGACCTCGGATATTCAATGGGAGAAAATCCCTGTGACCCGAGATGGCGTTACGTTCGCGAACATGTTTCTAGCATACCCCGAGGTAGAGTTTTACGACTATACAGCCTATCCGGTTGGGCGTCGTTCTAAGGCTCTGAGCATTGAAAACTATACCCTGACCTTCTCATTGAAGGAAGACAACGACAGGGATGCTCTGGACGCCTTGGATGCCGGGTTGAATGTCGCGGTAGCACTACGCGCCAAGCTTCACAATCTGCCAGAATGGTGGTCCGGGTTTCCTGTCATCGATGGCGATAATGATGATTTGAGATTCCTCGACCCTAAAGGAGGACACATTGTCGGATTGTCACCGAAGGGTTCTAAGGCGATGAAGGACACGAGCGGATTTGTGCGCGACGTGGTCGATAGTCTCGCGATTGACACGGTAGCAGCATAACCAACACAGCCCCCACGGGGGCAAGGGATACACAATGAAAGCGCAACAAAGACGACGACTCGAAGAGAAATACATAACGCTCGCTATGTCACTATTCGACCACTACAACGGGCCCGATGAAGAAGAAGAAGACACGGCGCACCTAGAATACGAGAGCCGCTTTTATGAAGTCGAATGCGCCGAAGTCGGGACCGCAGACACAATGACAGACGACGAGTTGAACACCGCAATTGTAGAGATGAGAGAGGATATCAGATTGCACACTGGCACGCTGGTTGACTAACACACTAACAGCCCCACGGGGCGCGAAGGGTAAAGACAATGGACGCAATACAAGCACAGATAGAAGAACTGGAAACCCAATTGACACAGCGCCTCGGAAGGCACAGCGGTCTCAATTCAGATTGGAGCGTTTCGGTGTGGGCGGTGGGTGGCGGGTTGTTTGTCACCGACAACGAAGACGAGACCTACTCAATTGTCACGCGCTTCGAACCGGAATGGGATGAAATAGAAGAAGTTGAGACGTTCGATAGCGAGCGGTTTGCGCTTCTTCTGGATACCGTTGACCGGCTCAAGGCATAGCAGCCCCGACAGGGGCAAGGGATAAGACAATGGACAGAGCACAAAAAGAAATGAGCACAGACCAGCAACTTGACGAGTACGCCAACCAATGCAAGCGCAGCGTCGTACACATCAGAAACATGCTGGACCGGGAACTGAGCCCGGAGGCTATGCGGTGGGCGCTGGTGATGATTGCCAACCGGCTAGAGCGCACGGTCAACCATGTGTCCGGGGAATACTGGGCAGGGAGCCCGGAGCCCACAAGCTGGGAGCCTGACAGGCATCTAGCGAGTATGATGCTTTTCCAGAGCCTTGACGAGGGGGCACCATGACAACCCCGGACTTAGCGCTGGTGTTATGGGGGATGGTTTCAACGGGGGCCGTGGGCCTGGTGGCGCTGGTTTGGACCGCCAGCACTATTGAAAAGTAATTTTGTCCGATATCGCAGACACATCTCGTCTGCATAAATGAGGAGGCAACGACACATGATAAAAGCAATAGCCGAAGCGATATTGATGGGGGCGGGAATGGCGACGTGGATATATCTGATGTGTGCATTGTAACCGATAGTCTATTTTATTTTACAACCTGTGGCGCACATGTGCTATGTGTGTCTCAGGCACAAACAAGGAGAGTGAGATGAAATACAAATCAATCGAGCGAGTGGACGACGTATGGATGGAGGTGTTCTTAGTCGTCCCTGCACACTGGGTTTACGATGGCGCGGAGGCTGTTGAATTCGAGACCCTGGAGCAAGCGCAGGCATGGGTAGAGAAGACCAACTCATACGATGATGGGGAGACAATCATCCGGGCGACACTGTTGACACCCGGAAGCGTTGACCCGTCGAACCTAGAAGAGATGCACGGCGCCGCGAATTTGCTCTACTTTCACATGGACGCGGGAATCTTTGAGGATTCATCGACGGAACTGTGGACCGCAGCTCCACAAATTGAGGTGGAAAAATGAGCGATCAAATATACACATGGCGCGTCGAGATTATGGTGAAGGCTCGCGGGTCTATCCGCACAAGGGTGGTCAGCGTCAAGGCCGGGGACAGGGAGGGTGCAGGGGCTCGGGTCAGGCAGAGGTACGGGGATAGGCTGTGGAGTGTTGGGTTTATTTCTTTGGGCAATGAAAGGGTGGATTTTTGACACAAACAAGGAGAGTGGGATGAAAAGCGAAACGATGAGAACAGAACAGGCCCGAGCGCTTGACGCCCTGGCACAGTCGAGGACATCGCCGGAGTTGATGACCGTTGACCCCGAGGCAGTGTGCCCCGAGTGCGATGGCTCTACTGGCCAGACTCCCAGCATGTGGCCCCAGGGCGACCCGAAGGCAGCGCCGGTCTGCCTCGATTGCTACCTTTCCAACCACTACCAGGGAGAATGAGATGATTGACCAGAGAATCCCAATGCCAGCGCGTAGAACGCTGGAAATGTTGAACGCAGTGGCAGACAAGGCCGTGGCAATGCATGGTGAATTGATTGACACGCTACCCGGAGGCTGGACCGTCCACAAGACGTCCAGAGGGTTCGAGGTTCGCGAGCAGGGGGAGACAGTCTACATCGACAAGTGCGAGGACGAGGCGTACAGGTATGCCTCTCTGAACAGTGGAAAATAAGGAGAGTGAGTGATGGCTAAAGCAAAATGCCCGCATTGCGGGAGCGGAAAGGTGCTGCTTGAGCAGCATGAGATTCACAGATACCCGATCACAAATGTGGAGCGGGGAGGTGAGGGTGGCCCCCACTATGACATGGGGCAATCAATGGATTTCTGGTTTGAATGTACGGAAGAGCGGTTCTGGTGCGAAGACTGCGAACGGTACATGCACATCAATGCCCTGGAGGACGCGAGTTGTGAGGCTGAGGTGACGATATGAAAAGCACAATGAAATTCTGGGTGTCTGCTGATGGTCAGAGCGAGGTAGGCCCGTGGCCACCCAGCACCCCAGACGATGAAGTTCTGGGGGAATTGTTGGATGAGTGCGGAACCGATGAGGATGTGGCCGAGATTAGGGCGGGGAAGATAGAAACTGGACTCTGGAACCAATAAGGAGAATAAGATGGGACTGATAACACACAAAGAATTCGCAGCGTGGCACCGTAAGAAGTGGTTTCTCAAGGGGGACAACAAGCAGACCCAGAAGAGGCTCGCCCTCCTTCTGCGGGTCGAGGGCCAGACCGTCTGGCAACTGCTCCACAAACCGGAGAAATTCAACAAGTCAGGAGTGCGTCCCCTCGTGGACATCCTTGTCAAGGTGCCCGGTGCCTATGAACATCGCCGCGAGCAGGTGGAGGAGATGTGGTAAAGCGCAACGTCCCCTTCGTTGTCCACAGCGAGGACTGCGCACCGGGCAACCCGCCATGGTGCAAGGACTGCGGTGCTGACATCGAGCGTGGGCGGTGGGTGGCCAAGGGTAACAGGGCATCTCGCAAGGGGGAGTGCAGGTGCTCAGAGTGGGAGTGGGTGTCATGGGTCCACCCCGGAGGGTGGCGGGACTTGAACGGCAATGGCCGCATGTTTCTGCCAGCATCGTTTGAAGTGAAGGGAGAGTAAAGGGTGCCACCCGGAAGGGGGGTCCGGGTGGCGAAGACACAAGCGTCACAAAGGAGAAGTGAACACAAATGCACAATACGAAATCGAAACAAAAAGCGCAACCCTCATCGGAGCAAGCGATCCGCCTGTACCTCAATGGGTTGGCGAAGACCTCCGCGAAGAGGCAGGTGTCGGCGCTCGCTGCGCTGGAGCGGATGATTCCTGGGCCTCGCCTGGTCGGCGGGTTCGACTGGGCCTCTATGACTCTGGAGCAGGCCGGAAAGCTGCGAGCTGCGATGGCAGAGCGGTACGCGCCAACCACGGCGAACGCTCACAAGTCTGCCCTCGACGGGGTCATCACCGCGTGTCGCCGGATGGGGCTCATCACATCGGAGCACGAGGAGAACATCAAGGCCGTGATGAAGCCCTTCCGGGGTGGACGCAAGCCCCTGCGGCAGTACGTGACACCCGCTGAGATGCAAGCCATGTTCGATGCCTGTGACCGTACCAGTACGATGGGGCGCCGGGACGCAGCGATGATGGCGCTCCTGTACGCCGGGGCCATGCGTTCGTTCGAGGCGCGGGGAGCAATGGTCGAGGACATCGACTGGGCCTCGATGACCATCCGGGTACTGGGCAAGGGCAACAAAGAGAGGCACGTCCAGATGACCGCAGACTCGATGGACCTGATACGGCAGTGGCTTGACAACAGAAGGACCGGACGCATCATCTGTGCAGTCAGCAAGCACGGGATGCCCATGCGAGTGGACCGTGGGCTGGGCTGGGATGCGATGAAGGACCGCATCGTCGAACTCTACACCAGGGCAGGGCTCAGTCGGCTGACCACCCATGACCTGCGGCGGGCTTGCCTGACCCAACTTATCGAGGTGGCCGATGTCCACGCAGCCCAGGAACATGCGGGACATGCAGACCCGAGCACCACTCGCCGGTACGACATGACCGCAGTGCAGCGCAAGTTGAAGGCACTTGAATCTATTACGTTTTTTACAAGCAAAGGAGAGTGAGATGAGCGAGATGAGAACATGGAAAGTGACGGTGACCGCCGTCATCACAGCGGATACCGACCCCGGCCTGTGGCCGCTCGACACGGTACTGAAAGACATCGAGGACGATTGGAATCCCACCGGCACCGTCGAGCTGGAAACCATCGAACTGGTCGAGGATGTGGATGGGCGCATCGCAGCCCTGGAGGCCCTGGTCGAGCGGATGCGCTCGGACAACCAAGACATGGCCCGGAAAGTCTGCGACAAGCAGGACGACATTGGCCGACTCAAAGCCCAACTCGCGGCAGAGGAGGGCAACGATTCCACAACGGGTTGAACATCCCATCGGCCTGTGTTATCTTCCCACCGCTCCCCCGGCAAAACAAAACCAGTGATTCGCGGAGCGGTGGGTCATCTTTTTGTTTTCATTTCCTATATCGCCGGGGGAGTACCCCCAAGGAGAGACATGATCACCTACGAAGTAACCATCCGAGCGCACGTCACTCGCACAGAGCACGAGACTCATGCCGTACCGGGCACCGCCCACAATCAGAGCTATGATGTTCTCGCTGAACTGCTAGATATGGCACAAAGGAATGCAGCGTTGGTGGAAATATCAGCGCTGAAGATGGAACCCACCCGTCAGATGTCAGTATCCTCGCCGGTCATGGCCCCACCGAAACGCTCAATCGTCTGAGTCCTTCATGTTCATGGTCAACGGGCCATCGGCCTGGACCCTCCCGTAGACACTCATCGCGCCACCGGCACCGGCAAGGGCTTGCAGAAGTTGGCGCACGTCCTCACTCAGGCTCAACTGACCAAGGTCACACATCAACAAGAGAACCATCGCGGCGATGACAAGCAGTGACGATAGAACCGTCTTCGATTTCAATGCGAACTTCATGGGTTGACTCCTTTGCAGTGCTGGGCATAGCAATAAGCGACCACCTGCAATGCTTCTTGTCTGTTCTCGACTCGACTGACATCTGTCACGCACATCTTCACGGTGGTCTCGTCGCACCGGAACGGCACAGCAGACCGGGCCTCCATCAGCACCAGGCTGCTCGATGATGTCGGTGACCCGACGCCTGGGAATCCAGACTCTTCGACCACCGCAGCCATCGCACACCGGGCGAGCCCATTGGTCTGACAGGACTTGCTCTGCTCCCAAAGGCACACCGCATACTTCTCCCAGCCATTCCCGCCGCCCTCCATGGCAGGAGCGATGCATCCAGCCACTGCCTGGGAACTACATCCGAGGGCGGTGTTGGTCGCGCACGTCCCGGCATTCTCCCAGACCTGGGCATTGCAGCCGATGATGCCACCGATACAGCAACCCATCACGTAGAGTGCAAGAACCTGGGCGGTGGCTATCATCATCATTCCCCAACCTGGGACTCCAGTACTGCGATGCGCTGCTCTGCTTCTGCGATTCGCTGCTCTCTTTCTCGCTGGTTTGCGAGCAGTTCTTCGACCTTTGACCACAGTTTGCCCAGCCTCATTCCGACAACCAGAATGAGTGCCGCAAGCGTCAGCGGTCCCGCATGTTGCAGTAGAGCAAGTGCTTCCAAGTCCATCAGTCTCCATCCTTGACCTCGTTGGTTGTGCGGGCCTCTCGATTCCCACCCGTCATCTTACTGCGTCCGAGCGCAAATTTGAATAGATTCCGACGCGATGACCGAGGAACAATGCCAAGTTCGTCATACTTCGTCTTGACACGAGTGACCTGTAGCACAGCTTCGATGCTTCGCTCAAGCCACAGGTTGCACAACTCAGCGGTGTTCAGCCTGACCGCATGGGCCATCTGTTCAAGCACGGAGATGTACCGACGTGGCAATCTCATCTCATGCTCCAGCTCCACCTTGTGCTCACCCTGAGCCCTCTTCAACTCGATGTCTGTGAGCAATCGCCGGTCGAATGAATCGTCCTTGGCAATGGATGCGAAGGTGGCATCGGAAAACACACCCCGGACCACATGCTCTGCCTGTGCAGCCCGCACAAGATAGCCAAGGTTCTGTTTGATTCTCTTCAGGGATGTACCCACCTCCACAGGAGGGGTCTTGCCACGCAGCCACCCCTTGACCTCGTCGCTCTGCACGTCGTAGCCCTGCCGGCGCAGCAGATGGGCGATGAACGACGCCTCGTCCACATCCACAGCAACGGGCTCATCTGCCGATGTAACGTCCTCGATGATGCGATGCGGCTCAGGCTCCGCGTCCTCCCCTGCAACGTCTGCTTGAGCCCAATCAAACAGGTCCATGTGGCACTCGATGGTGACCCGATAGACCTTGCCCCTGCCGAGCGGTCGGATGAGCCATTGCGGGATGAAATTGTCTGGAGCTTCTTCGATTCTCTTGATGGAGTCAGTGGACCTGGTTCTTTGGGGGGGTCCAAGCAAACAGATCAACTGAGCGCGAGTCAGGTTCTTCATCTCCCGCCAACGGCGCAACTGAGACCCGGTGACCCCTACTTTCTCGCTCATGTCTTCTCCTCATGATGCCTACCCCCTGCATCGCCAGTCCCATCACCACGGTGAAGGTCTTCCTGCTCTCGTCGTCTGTGAAGATGGCTTCCCCAGAAACGTGGACGCCCAGCCTGGACGTGGACACGCGCAATGCCTTGCCATACCTCCACTCGATGGTCTCCCCGCCAGCATCGCGATGCCACCACGTCGTCCATCCTGTCTCGTCAAGCTGTGGCATTCTGCGTATCAGTACCTTTGACACCTGGCTTCCTCCCGCTGGTCTTTGAGCCAGCCCGCCAAAATCATTCTAGCGTATTTTGGGAGGGGTGTAGGAGTTGGTTTGTTGTCAAGGATTGTCGATTCGAGTTGACGCTCTGCCAATTCATCCCGAAGCGAGGTTGCATCTTCAAGGGTCAAGCACACACATACACGGTCTGGTAGTACGGAGTCACAGCGGTCAAGCAACCACGCCAAATCCTCGTACCAGACCGTGAAGGGTGTGTCTATCCGCAGAAAGTGCGTCAATTCACGTTCTCCGCTGTGACCTCGATGATGTCTGGGTTGAAGTTGCCACCCTCGTCATTGTGAACGGCACCGTCAGCCACTGCGAGGGCCTCAAGGTTCGACCCCTGCGGGAGTGTCTTGAACAGGTTGCGGATGGCACTCTTCTGGCACATGGCCGGGAAGTGGTCGGACCACGGGTGGCTGTACCCCTTGTCGCTGGCCCGCCGATAGCCCTGAGATGAGTCTCGCACAGCAATCAACTCTTCCATCGACAAGATGACGCACTTCTTTCTGCCATCCTCGAATTCGGCCTGAGCCCAGGCACCGAGCATCTCACCCTGCTCAGACAGGGCCTTCTTGTGCCGGATGTGCCCGGTCCCCTCATCATAGTCGTACTCGTCGTTCTCGAAGAACACACCAGCACGGATGACGATGCCTTCTCGGAATGCCACCGTGATGTAGCCCTTGTATCCGACGATGAGTTGGGCTTTGTACCCCTTGGACTTTGAATCGTAAAAGGGCACGGGGAAACACTGCCCCATCACCCCACCGAAGCTCAAGTCCAGGCTCGCAGCCTCCATCGCACACTGAATCAACGAGGGCATCGAGCACTTGCCCAAGGTCTCGTTCTTGCGGGTCTCCAGCATGAGTCGGCTCACCAGTTTCTCTGGGTCCATCCCGCTCTTTGCCACCTTGGTGATCCAATGCTGGGTGGACTTGCTGGTCAGCGACGGAGCCTTTGACCCCGAGGGCACCACTGCACCCCCGTTCTTCGAGAGTTCCATCTGCTCAGTCAACGATGCTTTTGCTTTTTGTCTAGCCATCTCATTTCTCCTTGCGCTGTGTCAGTCGAAGCCCCGTCCGGTATGGGAGACCTCTGCTTGTGAATTGCTTTGCGATTTCAGGGTGCTGGGCTGCGAGAGACTTGGAGTCAAGCTTCTCCCTGCCCTGTCCCTGACCCCAGGAGACCCGGTACTTTTCGGTCTCCATCACCTTGCCGGTAGCGATGACCTTCTTGATTTCACCTTCGAGCAGGTCTTTCTTTTCGGCCAACTCCTTGAGCAACTTCTTTGTCTCGATGCACTGCTCAATCTTGGAGTCCAGTTCCGGGTCGCAGACGGTGAACTCGGCTCCAGTGCTTTTGCGGAACAGTTCGTTCATCGTCTTGTTCATCATCGCCGCACCCTCAATGACATCCATAAGCATGACCGGATCCTGGGTCTCGACGGCCCGCAGAAACACCTGAGCCTTTGCAATCAACATGCTGATGTCAGTGTCGTCCTTCGTAATCACTCGGAACTTTATGTCACCGTTGAAATTGGCAACGAGGATACCTGTGTCGGCTCCAGTGCAAGCCATGTTCCACAAAACTTGAGCCTTGTATGTGAGCGGAACGCACGGACTGCCATCTTCCGTTCGATATTGGTGCAGCGTATTCACGTTTGTGTTTTTGATTTCAATCAGGCACTTGCCAAGCTCATCGCTCCACGCTAGACCGTCTGGAGAACAAGCGGCCCAAGCATACTCCGGGTGCTGTATCAGTCGAGCCGTGTTGGGGATGGTGTCATACTGCCCTGGTCGAGCCGGGTCTGCCTCCGCTGCCTTGCGGATAGGCTCTTCAGCCACGGTCCCGACCTCCATTCGCAGCCAAGACGAACTGAACTTCTCCACCGGGGAGACCTCGTCTGGGAATCGGAACTCGTTCATAAGCTGGATTGGAGTCTTGAAGTTGCTGTAGCCCAGGATGGCCCCAATCTTTGAGCCGGTGATAAGGCCGACCCTCTTCTCCAGCCATGCCTCATCGGGTTCTCCCCACTTACAAATTATCAAAGGCTCCAGCGCTTGGAGCCACTCTTGTGCTTTTGGATTCACATCCACCTCCTTTGTGGACACCCCTTATAGCACGGTTTTGCGACTCTGCAAATACTTTCTTGACAAAAACTATGGCCATCGCATATCGTCCCTCTCATGAAGGCACAACGGATACTGATAAACCAATGGCTGGAAGCGAATGAGACCACTGCTGAACACTTGGCAAAGAGGGCGGGACTAAGTCCAAGCAGCCTCTATCGCTTTCTCAACGCAGATACGACGAACATGAGCGTAGGGACTGCCCGTTCTATCTCGCATGCAACCAATTACGAACTGGATGTGTGCGATATTCTTGGCATTCCTCCTCGCATCGTCTATGCCCGTTCGCAAAACTGCGAATGTGGGGTTCGCCCTTATAAGGAAGACGCCCGCACATCACGTGGTGTAAATACTTCCTCCCTTATGGTCGAAAGTATTTCCACTTTAAAAAAAACTAAAGCAAAAAAAGAATCCAAAGAGTCCGAAGAACTCTTGTCCAGTTCACTCGCTTTGCTCGCTCATTGGACGACACTGTTTGAGCGTGACAAGAAACGGGTGAAGCTGACGGCGAAGAGAAAGTCTGTGATCAGGACCGCCTTGGAGGATTGGTCTTTGGAGGAGCTGATGAATTGCATCTCAGGTCACAGCCAAAACCCTTGGAGACATGGGGCTCCGAATCGGAACGAGCTGAAGACATTGCTCCGACCGGAGAACATCGAGGCGGGACTCGAAGCATATATTCCCGAGGTGAAGATTGAGGCGGTGGACACAAGCTGGGCGAAGAAAGCCCTGAAGGAGATTGGCGATGAGAATGGTTGAGATGGAGGAGGCGGTGCTGGGGGCACTGCTGCTTGATGAGACCCTGATGGACGGGGTGGCTGACAGGGTGGAGGTCAGTGACTTCTCGGTGCTGAACCACCGACACATCTTCGGGGTGATGATGGACCGGCATGAGCGGGGTCAGAGCCTTGACCAGCTTGGCATCTTTGCTGAACTGAAGAAGCTTAATTTGCAGGACGTCAACAGCGTGACCTTGAGCGACCTGATGATGAAGTGCCCAGCGACCACCGCTGCCGATCACTGGGCAGAGCAAATCAACGAGTCTGCAAAGCTTCGCAAGATGAGCCACGAGGCCCGAGTGCTAGCCGATGCTTGCACGAACGGCAAGGTGGATAGCGTAGAGGACTGCCTCAAAGCCCTGTCGAAGGTCTGGGAGACCGGGTCGGACCATCGGGTCAGGACTCTGAGCGAAGCGGCTATGGACTATGTCCGATTTCTCGAACGGACTGAGAGGGGCAAGGGTTCTTGGGAGACCGGCATCGACCTGTTCGACGAGGTCTGCAATTCTGGAATCGGAGGTGGCCTTCAGCAGCATCAGCTCATGATTGTCGCTGGACGGGCTGGAGCGGGGAAGACCACCACTGCCCTGTACATCATTCGCGAGATGATGAAGCGCAACCCTGACTTGCTCTCCTGCTTCTTCAGCCTGGAGCTGACGGGTGCTGCTCTCGGCGGCAAGGTCATCCGAAGCGAGGTGGACATGCAGGATGCTCAGGGCAAAGACCTTCGCGGGGAAGCGTTCCGCAAGGCTGCTCGTCTTGGAGCGAGCCGTTTGTCCAAGGGCTACGGAAAGCAAATACGAATCATAGACCACACCGGCATGAGTCCGAACGGCATTCTTGCATCGGCCCGCCGACAGGCCAAACAGGGCGTCAAGGTCTTTGTCATCGACCACCTTCACCGGGTGGCATACCCCAACATGAATGACTTGAGGCACCAGATAGGAGATTTCTGCAAGCGTCTGACTGATTTCGCCAAGGACCACGAGTGTCTGTTCGTTGTCTGTGCCCAGCTAAACCGCGACTCGGAAAAGATGATGCGACCGCCCACGATGGCTGACCTTGCTGAATCGGGTCAGATAGAGCAACATGCTGACATCATCCTCGCAGTGCATCCAGCTACACAACAGGTGTCGAAGGCTCGCGTCGAGGCGATACCGAACCTGCTGAGATTCTCACTGCTGAAGAATCGGCACGGAGCACAAAAGAGCAGAGACTTCAAGGTCTCTTGGGGACACCAGACGTTTCTGGAGATGGAGGGATAAGATGCTTAGTATTACAACTGCATGGCTGCACGAATCCAGCACAGAGCCCTTGCAGATTTTCGACAAACCTTCGGAGGGCAAGTGCATGTTGCGCTGGGTTCCGGGTGACGGCAAGGCATATGTCATCAGCTTCATGCAGGTCTCTCCCATCGAGCAGGAGAGGCTTGGCATCATCCACCCGATTCTCGCAAGCTTCCACCAGGCCGACGAGCCAGACAGGGTGTACAGCCAGTACGTTCCGGCTCGCTGGAAATGCACGGAGGGAGACTTGGCGAAGGTGTTTCGGATGAAGCGCACATCCAGACTCACCGCGCTCTATGCGCTGATTCATTTCGCTTTGCCCGAGTACGAAAAGCATGACGGTAAACAGGCATTGGAAGCGTTGATACGTGATACGAAGACCAAAGATTGAAATGGTTTTACCCATGGTCCCCAAGGCGAAGGGCAGACCACGCATGTCTCGCAAGGGCAGGGCGTACACCCCTGCCGAGACTCGCAAGTGGGAGGCACAGTGCGCCTGTGTTCTATCCCAGCACACCCCTGCCGAACCCCTGGAAGGCCCGCTTGTCTTGGACGTCCTCTTCGTTTTTCCTCGTCCGGGGTACATGTGCAAAAAGGACCGGCACGGAAACCTCAAGCATGACCCAGCCCTCATCTACAAGCCCAACAAGCCAGACCTGTCGAACATCATCAAGACGCTGGAAGACGCTATGTCCATCGCTCGATGGTGGAAAGATGACTGTCAGGTCTCGGTGGGCTTTCAACTGAAAGCTTACGCTGAACTGGGCGGGGATGCTAGGATAGAACTGATGTTGTCTGAAGCGGGGGATTCACCGGAGGCGATGTGGCTGACGACAAAAGCACAGAGAGGGAGTCAGTCTCTCTAAGCACAATGAGTGCCGATGACCAGGCGCTGGCGACCGAAACCGTGGCTCGATTCAGAGCCTTGGCAGCAGATGCTGGGTACGACATCGATGACCTGCGAATGACCTTTGCTGGGATGGCAGTGTCGATGCTGATGCGTACAGACATGAGTCCGAATGACATGTCTAGGTCCATCCAGGCGATTCGAGATGCGGCCTCGTTGATGGGCGTCGATAGCAAGCCGGTACAGGTCCGAAAGAAACTCGAAGACCAAGACGCCGACCTGATCGTGGACGCTATCAACCCACGCATCGAAGGGCTGCTTGAAGCCATTGAGAGGGGCAATGACGCAACAGAAAATGAGCATTCGGGAGCAGGAACTCCTCCTACAGCATATCAGGAAGTGTAGGGACGACCCGCGCTACTGCTATGCCAGCCACTTCAAGGTGGTCAGCGAGGGAGGCGACACCGTCCCATTCGGCACTCTCTATCCGGCCCCCCGACAGCTACAAGATTGGCTAGACGAATGCACCAACACCGGGCGTCCAGCTCGCGCCATCGTCCTCAAGGCTCGCCGTCACCGCATCTCCACATGGGCACAGGCAGCTATCCATCACGCTTCTATCTTCGGAAAGAACCGCAATGCTGTTGTCTGCGCTCACGATGACGACACATCGAAGGTCATCTTCCGAATGCAGGAGACGTACTTCAACAACCTGCCTGACTTTCTCAGACCGATGAAGCGACGGGCCAACATGGGAGAGCTGGTCTTCGACAACCCTTCCGAGATAGAACGCGTCAAGAAGCCTGGGCTGAACTCTCGCATCAGCGTCAGAACAGCCGGGGGTGCGGGCAGGAAGACGGGTGTCGGGCAGGGTGGTGCGGGCGTTGGTCGCGGCGACCGTATCGACTTGTTTCACGCCTCCGAGGTGGCGTTCTGGCCGAACGGGCACGATGTTTTTAGGGGGTTTGCTCAGGCCGTACCCGAATCCCCCGGCAGCATGATAGTCCTCGAATCCACAGCCAATGGTCAAGGTGGTTTTTTCTACGACCTTTGGCGCAGTAGCGTGAACGGTGAGTCTGGATACGTGCCATTCTTCTTCCCTTGGCACATCCACCCCGAGTACACGGGTTCTTGGCTGGCTGCTCATGGACGCCCCGAACTGGCACCAGAAGACGACGAAATAGCCATCTTTGCGGACTTCGTTCTCAACCAGAAGAGCGGGATTTCAGAGACCGCAGAGAAGCTAGCCCTTCGATTGCAGCTTGACGAGGAAGAGATTCTGTTGGCGATGCATCAGGGCGTGGGCTGGGACCAACTCAAGTGGCGTCGATGGGCCATCAAGAACAAGACGGGTGGGAGAACCGAGACCTTCGACGTAGAGTATCCGGCGACCTGGCAATCCGCGTTCGCAACGTCTGGTACTCCACGCTTCGACAACCGGAAAGTGCAGGTGCTAATCGAGCGGAGCGCGGACGGTTGGCCGATGACCCTGAAGCCCACAACAGCGGATTGGATGTTCGAGAAGGACGGGCTCATTGACCCGATGAGCAACGCAGCCGGTGACCCGAAGGGAAAGATCAAGGTGATGACACCGCCGGTCGATGGTCATGCCTATGTGGTCGGTGGCGATGCTGCTCACGGGCTGGGGCTGGACGCTAGCACAGCGGTGGTGTTCGATTGCACAGACCATTCGGTCGCAGCCTGGGTCGAGGACGACCGAATGAAACCCGAGGAGCTGGCCGAGCAGATGCTTCTGCTGGGTTGGCATTACAACCGAGCCATCATCGCGCAGGAAAGCAACGCCCCTGGCAATCTCACCGTCCACTACCTGAGCCAGAGCGGTTACCCTTGGCTATTTTACCGTCAAAGATTTGACGTCACGCGCAACAAGCACACCTCTGAGCCTGGGTTCAAGACAGACACAAAGACGCGAGAACTCATCATCTCGTACCTCGATGGGCTCATCATGTCCGACGCCCTCAACGTGACCGCCAGACCCATCCTTGAGCAGATGACGACCTTCGTGTACGACAAGGCATCGGGCAGGGCTGACCACCTCGATGGGTGTCACGATGACCTGCTTTTTGCTTTGATGATTGCTGCTTGGGTCGCCCACCACGAGAAGCCTGTGCGCCCTCCAGAGCGGGACGTGAGGGCCGAAAGCTATTGGAGCCGAGACCCTCCGGTGGACGAGCAAGCCGATAGGTTGTTGTCAGAAGCCCTTGGTGACGATACAGTGCAGGAGTTGATCGAACTGTTCTTTTAGGAGGACTTATGAACCCGTTCCACCCATTCCCTTACCAAGTTGAGCTTGACTCTGACCAGTTTGTCCCCCAGCCCATCTCCTACCAGCCGCAGCCAGAGGAAGGCGGTGGTGGCTTTTTGGGCGGATTGCTGACCCTGGGTGCTGGAGCAGTAGCTCCCGTCAGTCCTTTAGCGAAGATAGCCACATCAGCCGCAAGTTCTTTGGTGAGCAACCTGATGCGCCCAAAGCCTGGACAGTCGCAGCCAAGCCCGCAGCCACGAGCAATGCCTCAACCCCTTCCTCCTCGACGACCCATGCAAACCCCAAGCACAGCAGAGAAGGCTGGGATGACTTGGGCTCAGGCCCAAGCAATGGGGATGTCCCGAGAAGAGTGGCTTCGCTCCCAAGGCCCTCTCGCCGCATTCAACCAAAACGCTTTCGGCTCAAGCTACGGACGTTAAACAATGGCTAAGATTACCCCCGAGGAAGTACAGCAGCGGTTTCGCTTGCTCCGCGACCGGATGTGGCCCCGGCACAAGCGGTGGATTTCGACGATGGCTGCGGTACGGGGTGAACCCGACCGGGTCTTTGTCGGAGACCGCATGGTCTCGATCAACTCGCTTCGGGCCGAGTCAGCCGAGAGCATCAACGTGACCAGCAACATGCTGTATCAGACGATGCGGGGGATGATCTCCAATGCTCTGACCCAGGAACCCACGCCGGTTGTTGCCATGGGCGCCCCAGGCCGGGAGTCGAGGCGACACGCTCGGTCATGCGAGAGAATCCTGCGCTATTTCTACTTCGACAAAGAATACCGCACATCTATCCATGACGCATTGGCCTGGACATTTCTGACAGGAACCGGATTCTTCGGCTCGATGTGGGACTTGTACGCTGGTGACCCCACCCAGGTTCCGGTGCTTGACAAGTCTGGAGAGATTGTCCTCGAAGAGAAATTCCTTCCGGTCATCGATGAAGAAACCGGACAGCCGATGAAGTCGGTGAGCGGCGACCCTGTGCTTGAAGCCCAGATGGTGCCAAAGACAAAGTGGGCGATGCTGGGAGACGTGCGGTTTGTTGCGCCGAGCCCCTTCGATATCTTCCCAGAGCCTGTGAAAGTCTGGAGCAATTGCCGATATGTCATTCATCGTCAGACCGTCAAGCTTGACCAACTCAAAGACGTGTACGGGGCCAAGGCTAGCAAGCTGACCCCCGACGTAGACTCAGACAGCTTTGTCGAGATGCTCGATGACTACGGCAAGCCGGGTGACCGGGAGAACCGAACGGGTCTCATCCGAACCCTGCACTACTACGAGCGCCCCTCGCTAGAGTTTCCAAACGGCGTGTACACCTGCGTTGCCGGTAACACCCGTCTGTACCATGGCGATTTGCCAGCGAAGAAACTCCCCTTCCATCCCATTTGGGATGTCCGCATCCCCGATTCAATCTGGGGAGAGGCTGGACTTGAGCAAGCGGTAGACGCGCAGAGGGCGCTCAACTCCTGTGAGACAGATATCCAGAGGAATCGGCGGCTTCACGGCAACCCTGCCCTGGTTGCTGAAGATGGCTCGATGAGTCGCGGAATTACTCGCGTTTCCTCTGTGCCAGGTCGAATCCTACAGGTGAACAGAAACAGTCAGCGGCCCCCTGCATTCCTTGCACCTCCCATGCTTCCGAGTTGGGTGGAGCGGGAACCCTATCGCCTCAAGGACTTGATTGAATCTTTGTCCGGGGTCAACTCGGTGAGCAAGGGCGAGAACAAGGGTCTGATGTCTGGGCGGCAAGCGGCGGTTGTCCTCGCAGCGGACAGACAGAAATGGGGTCCAACGATTCGGGCGCTTGCTCACTCGGTTGAACATGCTAGCGAATTGGCTTTGGCTCTGTGGCGGGAGTACGGCCCCATCGAACGCACCATCGACATCTATGGTCCGACCGGCAGTCCGATGGATGTCTTGCTGTTTCATCGCGACTTCGTTCCAGACCGGATCAAGGTGCGAATCGAGACATCGATGCTGATGCCCTACAACGAGGAAGTGCGGCGGCAGCAGATAAACGAGGCATGGCAGATTGGAGCCATCCCCGACTTGCAAATGTACTGGAGACTCCAGCGTCACGGGGAGATGGGCAAGCTGCTTGGGGCCGATGAACCCTCCAGAGCCCAGGCTCGCAAAGAGCAAGACATGATGATGATGAGTCAGCAGATTTCTCCTGTGTTCCCACATGAGGACCACCCGGTCCATGTCGATGAGCATTTGGAATGGTTGCGGAGCCCAGAGTGGTACGAACTTCCCGATGAAATAAAGCAGATTACAATCGCGCACTTGAACATGCACATCCAGATGATGCACAATCCAGGCAACCCTGTTCTTGCTGGGGCGTCTCCGATGCCTCAACTTGGTCAGGGCGAGGGGGGGATGAATCTTGCTCCAACGATGAACGGAGCGCCTGGAGCAATGAGTAATCCAGGGGTGAGTCCCCGACAAGAAAACCAAGGTGGATAATGAGCGACGAACACACAATTGACACAAGCCAACCAGAACAACCCCAGCAGCCCGCACAGGGAGACATTGCCGCTGCGATTGCATCCGCAGTCCGAGAGGCGGTAGCCCCGCTTTATCAGCAGCAGCAAGCGATGATGCAGCAGCGTCAACAGGCGATGGCCCCCCGGCCCCGTCAAAGAACGGCGGCAGATTATGGGCTGGACAATGATGACCCCTACGCTCCGCAGTTCTCCTCTCTGCTCAAGGAGATGAGTGCGATGCAAACGGAGAACAGGTCGCTTAAAGATCAAGTCCACAACCTGGGTGTGACCACCATGCAGGGGCAGCTTGGGAGGGATGTATCTTCGGCACTCAAGGCGCAGAATGTACCTGAACCTTTACATGAGGCTTTTTCTGCTGTTATATACTCAGTGTTACAGAGTGGCCAACAAACCACTCCGGAAGCAGTCGCAAGCAATCTGATGAAAGGCGTGAACACATACGGAGACCAAGTCAGGAAGGGGGTAGCGGAGCAGGCAGCAATACCAAAGCCGCCAATGTTCCGTGGACAAGAGCTTGGACCAGAAATGCCGATGCCAGACAACATGGACGAGGCGCATGAAATGTTCTCAGAACTAGCGGATGCACTCGCGCAGGGCGCATCGTTAGAACCGCTTACCGAAACATCAGGAGGTTGAAATGGCGGTCGATCTTTCTCAGTTGGGCGGATTGCTCAAGAGGGTCTACACCGGCCCATTAAACAAAGCTATCGGTGAGCGGGTTCTTCTTTGGAATGACCTGTCCTCCCTTGGGATGAAGCGAACCAAGGTGGTCGGTGAGACCATCTACTGGGCAGTGCTTCTTCGCGGTGCGAAGGGTGTCGGTTTCCGGGGAGCCAACGAGTTCCTGCCGGTCGGTGACGCCTCCACCACGCAGCAAGCCAACACCAATCTCAGTCGCTTCTATGCTACCGTAGATGTTGACAAAATGACCACTGAGATTGCCGGTCCATCCTCCAGTTCTTTCGCTGATTATCTGACTCTTCAGATGAAGCTGATTGAAGACGAGGCTGCATTCCACCTGAATCGCTCGCTTCACGGCGACGGCACGGGAGCCTTGGCAACGGTCACATCGGCTAACACATACACCGCTGGAACCGCCATCCCGCTGACCCACGTCAACGGGTACTCTTTCGGAGCCACCCAGTTCATCGAAGACATTGACACCCGAGTGGTGATCACTGACTCGACCGGGTCCACCGTCAAGAAGGCTGCAAAGATCACGGGCATCGATTGGGACAATGGAACCATCACGCTTGATGGCGATGTCAACACCGCTGTTGGAGACCTCGTCGTTCTCGGTGACGCCTTCGGACACTCCGGTGGAAGCAAGGAAGCCAAGGGCCTTCGGTACATCATCTCCGATGGTACAACCGATGGGTCCGCCCCCGACACCACGCTGTACCCCGAAGGAACTCTCTTCGGAATCAAGCAGACCGGGACCGGAGCATACCGCCGATGGAAGAGCCGGATTCTGAATCGGTCCACCAACGAAGTTCCATACAACTGGGACCAGGCGTACCGACTCGTGAAGACCTGCATGGCTCGCGGTGGCAAGAACTGCATCCTTCTGATGCACCCCTCTATCAGCCGTGAGCACCGACGCCTCTATGAAAATGACGTCCGGTATGCCCCGACAAACATCGATTTTGCCAAGGGTCAGAAGACTCCAGCAATCAACGTCGATGGCAAGATGATTCGCATTGTCGAAGATCCGTACTTGGGCTTCCAAGAGATGATCGCCGTCGAGCCGGGAGACCTGTTCAAGAACGTCATCCGAGAGCTGAGTCCTGACACCGATGGCGGTGGCAAGCTGAAGCAGAGCCATGGTAAGGATGCTTACTGGGCATACTGGCGCATGTACTACGGAATCGGAGCTACGAACCTGAACCGTCTGGGTCGATTCGACGGAGTCAAGGTTTCCACCGACTTCGTTGCCGATCTTCACAAGGACATCTAGGAGGTCTGCTGTGCCTATTGACATGGATAATATGCTGCCTGGGTTCTCCACGCAGCTTGTGGCCAGCAGAGAAGATCCCCTGAAGGGAAATGCCGGGGCCACCAAATTCTTGGTAACGGCGCTCTTCCGCGACGAGGACATTCTCGATGTCGGCCTGATGGTTGTTGGGGCTGGCGACGGCACTGACTATACCGTCACATTCCAGAGCGCGGGTTCTGCTACGAAGACCTATGTTGCCACAAAGACAATGGACGGCGACGAGGCGGTTGGAACTGTCCTCCGCGTCTCGGACGGCACACTGTCATGGTACAGCGCAGCAGACACCGAGGACGAGAGGCGGCTGAAAAAGGGCGACTCCATGCAAATTGTCATCGGAGGAGCCGGAAGTGCTGGCGCAGAGTTTGTCCCTTTCGTCCTAATGCGTGGCGCAGAGCCACTCGACCCAATCGCCTAATTTGAGGAGGAATTCAAAATGGCAGTAGGAACTGGGGCAGGAGCCCTTAATGCAACCAAGCCGGTAACAGTCAACGACATGATGGAGGCTATCCAGCCTCCTGGGCTGAAGCCGCAGAATGGTCAGTATGTGGACCTTGCTGGGGATGTGACCGGAGAGGGCAACACCTCTGGCGAGAATATCTGTCAGATCGGGCGGGCTGGGTACACAGAAGTGCTTGATGACATCATTGTCGAAGTCACCACCGCTGGTTCTGGTGGAGATTCCAGCATCAAGATGGACGTTGGGTTCAAGTCAGATAGCGCCGGAGTCGATACAACGCGATTCCTGAGTGGCGTGACTGTGGCGGCAGCAGGCGCAGTAGGCGTGTACTCCGTTCTTCGCGGCAGCTTCGATTGGGATGCTGATGGCCTGACTGAGGCATTGCGTACTTTCACCCCAGGCAACGGCGGGTCAATTACGTTCGACTTCAATCCCTCTGGCGCTACCGCAGGGACTGTCCGAGCCTACGCCCGAACCCACTACACAGACGTGAACTTCGGAGCTGGTCTCTAATGGCAATCTCGATGGGCAAAGTGGGCGGTCTTAGACCTCCTCAAGAATTCGCCCGTGCCCTCAGAGACTTCGATGCTGACCTGACGGCTCAGTGGAATTACGGATCTCAAAGCTGGTGGATCTGCCAGCGAGTCCGTCGCCACCGGCAACACGGGATGCTAGAGGATGTCACGCTCAGTGCATACGAGGATGTGGACATCCCTGTGATGCAAATTAGCTCATTTCCTGGGGCGCTCGACGGACGGATTCTCTCCATGCTGGAGAAAGAACGTGCGTTGACGCTCAAGGAATACGAGCGCCTGCTCATCCAACGTCAGAAGGACCGAAAGGCCAAGCGCAGCGAAGAGACACGCAAGTCTCTGGACTACGCTACTGAAGATGCGCTAAATTGCTGGTACGATCCCACTATCCGCAACAAGGTGGGATTGCCACCACGGGTAAAGGGATGGGCTCCAGATGACAACGCTTCCAAATCTCAGAACCAAGGTCAGTCGGCGTCTTGAAGACACCGCCAACGCGCACTGGTCAACCACAGAACTAGACGACCTCATCAACGAAGCCCGCATGGACATGTGGCAAATGGTCAGGCGGCTCAACCCTTCCATTCTCCCTCTAAGCACAGATACATGGACGTGGCCAGCGGACAGCCGGTCTTGCGATCTCTCAGCGGCAGACAACGCTGGACATGGCACAGACACAGCCGGTGGGCTTGCGGTGCATGACTTCGACATCTACCTCGTGTCGATGACAGAAAACACCGAATCCACCAGTGCAAACAATCTGCCGATTCCGCTGCCCCGAATTCCATACGAAGAAGTCAACCGAGGAAGCGTCACCAGGCCGATGTTTCACGAAAACCTGACGCACCAAGGTTCGAGCAACTACGAGTACGATAGCGGGCTTCCAAGGACAATCTCTAACAACTGGTCTGCCGGGGCCAGCTCGCGCATTTACGCTTGGGCGCTACAAGGCCACCGGCTGTTTATGTCTCCCGTCCCACGCTCAGACATCCAGATTCAAGTAGAATACATCAAACCCTTCGACGCCGTCAGCGGAACCAGCGAAATCTTTGACACAGCAAACTCCATGTTCCGGCCCTGGGAATCGATCATCGAACTTGGGGCCGTCCTAGCAGCAAAGGGGCGCTCAGACGAGCAGACAGACCCCGTCATGGCCCAATGGCAGTACAAGATGGACATGTTCCTCAAGTGGCTGGAGAACCGAGAGATAACTGGAACCCCCACGGTGGTGCTTAATGGCTACTGATTTCTTCCGAGAGAATGGCCCGTTTTTGGGGACGACCTGCTTGCCGTGGAGAATGCGCTCTGACGGCGTTCGTTCACCGATGGCCATCAACGTGGACTTTACCAGAGGGACGATTCGCCCACGCATGGGTGCTGAAA